GTAGGCCGTACATCCAGTGATTGTACACTGAACCCCCTTGATGGGCAACACGAAAGTGTGAGAGCATCATGGAAAATCGATTACGATAAAGTAAAAGATAAAACATGAATCGAGAAAACAAAACTACTCACGGATATCGAACTTCTATCAAGAAGCTGATAACCGCAATTAACGTCTTGCATTCTCGTCCTCACGACGCGAATGTAAAGAATTTCCTAGACTTAGTGGACCACCATTTTAATAACTATGGTGCGGAACACGCGGTTAAACTCCTTAAGAGTTACCGTTTGTACCTTCAACGGGTTGTTTTAAACCAACCTGTTGAGCCACTACCTTTCTGTCAAGTTGACAGAAAGGGATTCCCCAAGGTGCTAAAACCTTGGAGAATAAGTCTTGGTTCTCCGGTAGACGACATACGTTACGTGATGTCATTTTGGAGGATACTTGAAGTATTTAGGACTAGTCCTAAATACGAAGTATCAACCATCATTAACAAACCCGATGTGAATCGGGAGTTAATGGATGACATCAAGAAATTTATGTCAACTTGACAGCCACTTACCTTTTTCAAGGGTAAGGGGTTGAAAAGCCGTCTTATTATGAGCACAAAGGCTGGTCCTAACGGTCCAGCTTCGGTGAGTTGTCTAGATGACTTAGCCCCTCTAAGAGAGGATAAGAAACTATACAATGCCATACAAAGGATGTTATGCAAATGCATACCAGGCCTAAATATGGACTCATACGAGGCGGGAGACGGGAAGACCCATTCAAAACTAGTCTTGTTATCAGACAAAGCGTTTAAAACACGCGTTGTCGCGATAGCGGACTGGTGATCGAATGTTGCCTTGTCAGGGCTGCATGATGTTTTTATGCAGTTCCTTTCAAGGTTACCTTCAGACTCGACGTTCCGACAGAGTGAGATACCTAATCTTATTCAAGGATTAGGTCCTCATCTTTACAGCGCTGATATGACAGCCTTTACCGACACTTTCCCTATTGAATTAGAGAAAGAGTTAGTTAGGCTATCATTCGGTGCCGAAACCTCGGATTTGTGGGAACTGATTATCAGCAATCGCGTCTTCCACCACCCAAAAGGCGGTGTGAAGTACGCAGCTGGTAACCCCATGGGTGTATTATCCTCATGGCCTATATCAACAGCCACACATCATGCTGTAAAGCATTACTGTGCCCATTTAATACATGGGAGTAAGAAGTATAAATACTTAATACTTGGTGATGATAGTTTAGACAGCTGTCCCCTTGTATACGAAAAGTATATAGAGGTACTGTCTAAACTAGGAGTAACCACATCCCTTTCGAAGTGTACTCGTAGCGATTCCGGCTATGCCGAATTCGCTAAGAGACTCTTCTCTCCTAGAGGAGAAATAACAGGTTTACCTGTTACTCTACTAGAGGAGGTCTATACAAAACCAGAACAGTTCATAGAACTGGTCAGGATTTGTAGAGAGAGGGGGTATAGTGATCAATCACTGATCCCTGGAGTCGGTTTTCTATTAGAAAGGTCCAAAAGACCTAAGCTAATAGCTGACGTACTCTCTCTTCCTCAGGCCATAACTGGTGCACCCCCATTGCTGGGGGCTAACACTGGTTCATGAAGTGAAGTTTTATGTTCACTTTCTGAAGAAGATCAGAAAACTCTAGTCTCTTTAGCAAGAGATTACATTTTCTGGCGAGAGGTAAGAGGCTTGAATGGGCCTCCTATCCGACCCCTGTCAGGTTACCGGAAACGTATATCAGAGACTCATCCTATTCTTAATGCAATAAGTGAGAAATTAATGTCTTACTTAGCAAATGAAGAAGATGAGTACTCGATATACAAGGAATGGATGAAGGGTAACTACCGAGAAATGGCATTCGTGCCATGTATCGATCAGTACCGATACTTTAACCGTGGTCACAAAGTGACTAAGTCGAAGTATGATGTATATGCAGCAACACTCGCCTTGGCGAATGGTGATTGCAATATACTTCTTCACCCGTCTGCGGAGATCAGCAACTTTGAGCTATTCAGTAAGGGATTCCCTGCTGAATAACTTTAGAAGTCTCGCTTCCCGGGGAGTTAAGGCCTTT